GACGGACCCCCGTCCCAAGCAGCGCACGCGCGTCGCTCCCAAAGGCGATGATGTCACCGTTCGTGCCGAATCGATGTTCCACTATCACGGCGAGCTGCTGGCGCGTGGTCGGGTGCTGAACATGCCGCGTGCCGAGGCGGCCGAGATGGCGGCATTGCGCATGGTGAGCTACGTCAGCACTGACGCTAAGCCGGCAGGGCCCGCGCCAGGCCGCTACAGCCGTCGCGACATGCGCGCGCGAAAGTAGCTGCAGTGGCTGCGCTGTTCGGCCCCAGACTGCTTGCGCTACTAGACCAGGGCGTGCGCGCACTGGGGCTCGTGCGCGCCGCGACGCTACCGGCCGCGCAGTGGCTGTGGCCTGGTAGCGGGCTCGGCAACGGCGACCGCGGCCCGCCCGGCTCGTGGCAGATGAACCGCAACAGTCCGCATCTGGGCCAGGAGCTGATCGCCTTCTCCGCGGTCTATGCCTGCATCAACGTCATCGCCGCTGACATCTCAAAGCTGCCGTCGCTGGTCTACGAAGTCGATCTCGACAACGGCGCGCGCGCCCCGCTGCGTCAGGACCCCTACGTCAAGCTGATGGCGGCGCCAAACGCCTACCAGACCGGCCCCGACTTCATGTTCGCCTTCGTCCAGAGCTACCTGTTCCAGGGCAACACCTACTGCTTCGTGCGTCGCAATCGGCGCAACGAGATCGCGGAAATGCACGTGCTCAACCCCTGCCGGGTTAAGCCGCTCATCGCCCAGGACGGCTCGATCTTCTACGCGTGCGGCGAAGACTTCCTGGCGGGCCTGGCGTCCAACACCATCGTGCCCGACCGCGACATGATCCATCATCGGCTGCCGCTGCTGCCGGGCTATCCGCTGGTCGGCGTCACGCCGATCTTTGCCGCCGCGGCGTCGAGTGCGGTCGGCCTCAAAATCCTGCAGAACAGCCAGCAGTTCTTCAGCAACGCCAGCCGGCCTTCAGGCATGCTGACAAGCGAGGCTGGGCGCATCTCGCCCGAGGCCACGGCCCGCTTCAAGCAGGAGTGGGACGAAGCCTACCGCGGCGAGGGTTTGGGCAAAATCGCCGTGATGCACTCGGGTCTCAAATTCGAGCCCCTCACCATCACCGCGCAGGACGCTCAGCTCATCGAGCAGCTCCGCTGGTCGGTCGAGGACGTCGCCCGCGTCTTCCGGGTGCCGCCCTTCATGCTGGGCGACATGACCAAGGTCTCCTATCGCAACACCGAGCAGCTGGGCCGGGTCTTCCTCACCGAGTGCCTGGGCTACCACATCGCGCACATCGAGCAGCGGTTCCAGCGGGCTTTCGAGTTCGGCCTCGACTACGAGTTCAAGCTCGACCTGTCGGCGATGCTACGGACCGAGATCGACGTCCGATATGCCGCCTACCGCGAAGCGCTGAACGCGGGCTGGCAGTCGATCAATGAAGTGCGCGCCCAGGAAGGGCTGGAGCCGGTGAAGGGCGGTGAGACGCCGCGGGTGCAGGTTCAGTATCAGCCGATCGACGCCGAGCCCGCGCCAGCCCCGGCACCGGCGCCCGTGCCACCATCCGATCCAGCGCCTGCGCCCGACGACCAGGCCGCCGTCGATCTTGCCGTGGTGCGCGCCTTGGTGCGTCGGCGCATGAGGAGGGCCGCGTGACTCGGGATGAGATCCTGGCCATCGTCTCGACCATCGTCGCCGACGAGCTGGTCGGAGCGAAGGCTGAGCTAACGAGCCATGTCGAGCGCGCGGTCGCGGCCAAGCCTCTGCCGCCATTTGTGCCGCCGCCCGTGTGGACCGAGGGCCGGCATGGTGCTGGCGTGATGGCGCGCCATCGCAACGGTCTTTTCCTGGCGCGCCGCGACACCGAGGGCGAGCCGGGGAAGGATGATGCCTGGCTGCCGTTGCTGGTCGGCTTGGCCGACTTGGACTTGCGCTGGGAAGGCGAGCGCACGGTGGCGCTGCGCGCCGTGCTGAGCGATGGCACCAGGTACGAGATGATCCGGACGCTCGCGGTGCCCATCGTGCGCGGTTACTGGTCGGCGGATACCGCCTACGAGCCGGGCGATCGCGTGTTCCGCTTCGGCGAGTGGCACGCGCTGCAGGTCAGCAAGGGCGTCCAGCCCGGCACGCCCGGCAGCGAGGAGCACTGGCTGAAGGTCGGCGGCAAGAACGCCAAGCCCGATAAGCGCGCCTTCGCGCTGAGCGACGACGGTGAGCTGACGGAGTCGGGGCACGTCATCGGCTCGTTCAAGCCGCTGATCTCGGAAGTGCTAGACGACCTGCTGGGGAAGCACTCTAGCGTCAAAACCCAATAGAGCTTGCTGGTCTTCTGCGTTTGGGCCGATTCCAGACGCTCGTCACGTTGAATCGTCAGTCAGAGATTGATCCGAAGCAGACGTAGCGCCATGACTTAGCTCGGTGGTAGGGATAGCTATGCAGACGGACGATAAGATCGGTCAGAAAGGGCGTCTCTACCTCACCAAGCATATCTGGGTGCCGCAGGAGCCCGCCGAGAATCTCAATCGCAAGATGTCGGACGTGATTCTGCGCCACATGCCCAAGCTGCCGCTGGGTGGCGAGGACGCGATCCGGCTGTTCCCGGTGCTGGCTGAGCTCAAGAAGAGCCACGACAAGATCAAGGCTGACCTGCGGTACCTGCTGAGCCATCATGAGGCGATTCCGGCGCTGCACGAGGTCCATCCGCGCGACCTGTTCGTCGCTGGCCGCGCCTGGCGCACCTTCCTGCTCAAGATCTGGGGCCACGAGATCAAGGAAAACATCGCGGCGGTGCCTGACACCTATGCCGCAATCTCGCGCATCCCCGGTGTACACAGCGCCCTCTTCTCCATTCTGGCCGGCGGCGCGGAGATCGTGCCCCATCGTGGCTCCGCAGCGGGCGTGATCCGATTCCACTATCCTCTGATCGTGCCGAAAGAGCCGGAGAAGTGCTGGATCGAGATCAACGGCCATCACTTCTTCTGGAAGGAAGGCGAGCCGCTGGTGTTCGACGACACGCGCGAGCATTGGGTCAAGAACGAAACCGAGGAAACGCGCGTGGTGCTGATCATCGACTTCAACGCCGACATGCCGTTCCCGGTGAACCTCTACACGGCGCTCCGCTACCAGCTGGTTCGGCATAGCGCAGAACTGAAGACTGTCCGCCAGCGCGCCGCAGTTGGTGTGCCGCCACAGACGTCCAGCGCAGCTAGTCAAAGCGGCCTGAGAATGGCGCAGGAGCGAGGAAAGGACTCGGTACCGATGGATACCGATGAGACGCATTACCCCAACGCATCAACGGAAGGTTGACAACACCTCATCTTCCTCAGGACGGGGCCCCCCACCCCGCTATAACCGCGCTCTCAACTCGCTACCGACCTCGCCAACGGGCACTCCCCGCGCAGCGGTTATCGCGGTAGCGATTTAGTGCCATGGCCCATCTCTGACGAATCGTTCGCGGTAGCCAATGTCCGGTGCTGGCCAGGAAGCAGCCAAGGAAGGCGCTCTATCGAGCATTGACCCTTAGGTAGGGAGGGCCGCCATGGCCGACGACACCCGCGCCGAGAAGGCAGCGGCGAAGGTGACGCACGCGCCTGTCGACCTGGACACCATCAAAGACGATCTCGGCATCCCCGCGGGCGACACCAGCCAGGACGAGTGGCTGCAGCGACGCATCGACGGTGTGTGGGCTCGGATGGAAGCCTACACCTACCGCAAGCTCTGCGCGCCACCGGCCGGCTTCGTCGACGATTGGGGCGAGCTGATCGACCAGCACTACTCGTGGAACCAGCCGCCCGTCATCTCGTACCCACGGCGCGGCTCGGTCTTCCTGCGCTACTTCCCGGTCGCCAGCATCGACGCGATCGTCGTCAACGATCAGCCGCACGCCACCACCGACGTGCGCTGGGACAAGGCGAGCGGCAAGCTGCTGTCGCTCCAGGCATCTGGCATCGCCGAGGACCTGGGCCAGGTGCTGCTGGGCGGGCGCGCGCGCATCACCTACAAGGCCGGCTGGGACGAGCTGCCGGCAGATCTGTACGAGTGCCTGCTCGGCTGCATGCAGACGCTGTGGGGCCAGCGCCAGATGCAGAGCGCTGGCATGAGCGGCGGCACTATCAATCGCATCTCGGTCATCGACGTGGGCGACGTCGAGCTGAGCCCGGTCAACCCATTCGTGCAAGCGGCGAGTCGCGGACCAGGCGCTGCCGATCCGTTGCTCGGTCCCTACGCCCAAGTGCTGGACGTCTACGTCGATCATCGCTCGGGCATGGGGCTCGAGATTTTCCCGACGACAAGCGCGGTCCTCGAAACGCCATGACTGGCAATCTTGTCGACGCCGTCTCACCGTATGAGCGGTGGGCGCTGCGCCAGTTCGCGCGCGACGTTCAATACCTGGTCCAGGGCGGGCTCGCGCCATCGGTGCTGCGCGCGTTCATGCGCGGGTTAAGGGCCGAGGACACCTTCGCGAGCGCGATGCAGCAGGACCTGGTTGCGGTCGTCGACGCCCAGCAGTTCGCCGTCGTGACCGGCCTGGAGATGCCTCGCCGCTACGACCGTATGATCGCGGGTTCGCAGAGCTACGCGGTGCAGGAGTGGCGGCCCGCACCGGCGGTGCCGCCGTTCGTGTTCTTCAAGATCCTGGTGAGAGGCTCGCAGCAATGACCACGCCGCTCGCCATCTTCCTGGAGATCTGGAGCGAGCGCATCCCGGCCGCCGTGCTGCCCTATGTCGAGGCGGTCAACTACGGCGTCGACACCAATGACGCACACGATCCCTGGGGCGCTGCCGTCGTCCAGGCCGAGGCGCGCACCGACGTCACGCTGGGCAGCAAGCCCTGGGTCGAAGAGACCGGCACCATCCTGATCGGGCTGTTCACGCGATCAGGCAAAGGCCCGGCCGTGCTCGACGAGGCGGTCGACTACATCCGGCAGACTTTCCACGGCGCGCGCCGCGACGGCCTCGTCATCCTGCAAGTCGACGGGCCGCATGACGTCGACCCCGAGGGCTTCGGTGAGTGGTGGCAGCTTGCGCTCACCGCCCGTTACACGTTCCAGACCAGGCGCGACGGCACCGACCCGCTGCATGGCGGCTGGGAGGGCTTCCCCGGGGAGCCGCCGCCGGCTCTGCCAGGCCCGTGACGTGCCGACGCGCATCGAGTTGA